TTTACCAGTTTTTTTAGTGAACTTAATAATTAGTTTGTCTACGATATCAATAATTTCAGCAGCTGATAAATTAGTTTCAAACCACTCAGTAGTACCTTGTTTAAGAACTTCTTCAGATTTTGCTGACTTTACAATGCGCTTAAGACGTTCGATATTACCTGCCTTTGCTAGATTCTCATGAATATAGCTTTCAACTTCAGTAGAATCACCCCCATAGTGAGAAACATCAAGTGCAGCATGAATAATAAATTCACCGCGAGTAGCCGCCGTAGCTTGTTCTGAAATACGTACCTGTGCGATTTCAAGAGCTGAAACGTTAGAATCTTGACCTTCGCGTTGATCGGCTTTACCGATCTTATATTGATTAGGTACGTTGTCTGAGTAAATGTAGATTACTTTTTTCATAATTGTTTTTGTTTTATCTTTTAATTATAGTATAAATATAACAAAAAATCCTGAGATAAAAAAATCCCGGTGAAACTTTTTTGCAAAAATTTACCGGGATTTTTGGAGCGAAAGACGGGATTCGAACCCGCGACCCCAACCTTGGCAAGGTTGTGCTCTACCAACTGAGCTACTTTCGCATTTTGTGGGATATCGCTTAACCCACTAAAGTTGATCAGACTTTATTTCAAGTACATCAACAGATGCTTGACGATTTTTATGAGCAGTTATAATGAACTTAATCACTTAAACCCTCTCATTTATTTTTTAAGAAAGTTTGTAGAAATTGTTAGTTTCTCTTGGTTTATAGATTATATATTGTGTTTAAAAAAGGTTTCAATTTTCATTAAATTTTTTAGCATTTTTTTTACCTTTTAAAGATGCACTAATCTTTTTTCTAGTTTCTTCAGTAACTGGGCGCCCTTTTCTTAATTTAGCTTTTTCACTGATCTTTCTTTTAGTTTCTTCAGATAAGGATTTTCCATATAATGGATGACTTTGACCAGCTAATGACAAACTCATATTATTTCTATGTTCTTCAGTTGGTTCATATCCTAATGATCCAAGTCCGCCGTCTGTCATATTATATCCATTTATCTTAGTATCATATAATTTAATGTAATACTTTTCGCGCTCACATAATAAATCAAAGTCGCTAATGTTTCTTTCTAAGATTTCTTTAGTAAAGTTTTCTTTACCATACTTTTGAATAGCTTTAGCAATAAGTTTTCCAGAACCATAATAACTTTCGCTTTCTTCAACAGTTGAAGTTTTAAGTCCAATATAGCTATTTCCGTTAAGATTATTTGTGATTTTATAGATATACATTATATTTAATTATTGTTTGTCGTTATATTATATATCTAAAATAAAGGGTCCTCTTACTAGAATTATGAATAACGACAAACAATAATACTGTATATCGAGGACCCTTTAAAAAATAAAAGGTCTACCATAAGTAGACCTTTATGTGGAGGATATCGGGATCGAACCGATCACCTCCTGCGTGCAAGGCAGGCGCTCTAGCCAGAATGAGCTAATCCCCCATCCCAATTTCGTTAAAGTCTAAATTGATAAAGGACTTACTATATATCTGTTAAGCTTTATTAGCTTCTGATACTGCATTTCGTACGTCTTGTGCGAGTGCTTTCATAGTTTGCATTGCTTTACGGATACGAGTTCCGGCAGCTTTATTACCTTTAGTATCGAACTTCTCAACATCAGAGCTTACTTCTGTTAGAACTTCATTTAATTGATTAATTAATTCTTGTACCATTGTTTCTAATTTTAATTTGATATTTATACTTGTTTGTTTTAATTAGTTTCAAAAATATTTAAATATTTTAGCTAAATTATTTCTTTTTAGGTTCCGAATGAATAGAGTGATATGTTTCTTCTTTTTTAACGCATTCCTCACAATATACTGTTCTATAAAATCCATAAGATATGTCGCCATGTCGCATTGGTTTATTTACAATATATAATTCTTTAGTGTTAAAATCTTCAAGACAACTACTACAAACCGTTAAATTACTTTTCTTTGACACTTTAATATTTTAAACTAATTTATTATCTCGTAACCAATATGCACGGTCGTACAATTGATTATCTGGTGGCGTTGGACTATAATAATAGAACGCTAAACTTCTACGACTTTCTTTCAATGGACAGGTTAAAGGTTTTGGATGACCATGTGGCGCATCCTCTATATTAAATACAACTGCTCTATTATAGAGTAGATCGATTGTTTTAAATGGACCATTGAGTTCTTTTGTCCAAAGTTCTAAAGAACCACCCCATTCTTTTTCCCATTCCTCATTCAGATAAATCAATACATTAACCTTACGATACATTCGTTGTGGACCCATATCGTCCTTGTAGTTAAAGTCATGATGTATTTCCAGTTTTCCTCCAGGATAAGTTACATGAAAACCACCACCTTCAAAACCCCAATCCGCTACAAGATCTGGAATACCCGTTAATCGTCTCATTACTCCAACGAATTCATCGCTATTCATATATGCACATACTAATTCCATAACAGGTGTCATTGAACTAATTTCTCGAATACCTCTTTTTAAGACTTGATCCGCATGTTCATCGCCTTTACCAAAGCGCCATCCTTCTGTTTCAATATTTTCAGTTAAGAATTTACCTTCCCTAGAAACCGCCATTAATACAGTTGGATCTAAGAAATTATCGAATACGATATTTGGGTAATTGGCAGCATTCAGGTAAGCAGCTGAAAGAGCTTCTGATGCTACGTGGATTTCTGGATTAATCATTTTCGTATCTGTCCTTTAAAAATTCTTCCATTTTAGTTAAATCCATTGTAACGTCTTTTGGAAAATGATCTGGCGCGACCGCTGCTTTAACGTTTCTATTGGATCGTTTAGCTAAATCAAACATAGATTTAGTTGGAGTACCAATGTTATAAACACCAGTAGCACCGTTGATTACCATAGCAATAACTATTTCAGCGATCGTATCAGGATAATCAAAGTTACCAATTAGATTAGTAAATGCCGATTCATAAGGAAAAGGATCTACCTTCTGAGCTCCTCTAAGAATCAAATAGTTTTTACTATGTTTTATAATATACTCATCTGCAAGTAACTTAGACATTGCGTACGGAGTTGTAGGAATAGCCCTGTCGGTTTCTTTAGCATTACTAACTGATTTTTCATATACGTAATCAGTTGAAAAATGCACAAGTTTAATATCCTTTTCATTACAGAAATCAACAAGATTTACCACAGCTCTATAATTAGTCTGAAACATTGCATCGATGTCAGTACTATAGGTGTCTGTATTTGCAATAAGATTTATAATTGTCTTAGTGCTTTTTGGTAGAAGTGAATTAAGCTTCTTAGTTTTATTGATATCAAATCCATCTCTACTTCTAGAAACGTAATCCCATCCACTTAATCCAATTACCGAACTTCCAAGAAGTCCATCACCTAAAATTATAGTCATATTAAATTTGTTTATTACCTATTATACTTAAATATCTCGGTTAGTTTCGTAAATTACTTTAATTACTGGAAATCTTAAAGAGTATCCTCCATCTTGATTTTCAGTTTCTTCAAAGTATTGCACTGTTACTGTTTTACCAATGATTTGTTCAGGGTGTTTAAAATAAAGTCTACGCTGTTCTTGACTAAATCCACTACCCACTTGAACTTTACAACCTTTATGTTCAATGATAATGTTCTTTAACATCTCTTCTTCAACTTCCTTTCCTTCAACAATTACGCGATTGATTGAGTTCTCAACACCAACTACAACATATTCAGCATCTTTAAATGCTTTAATTTTTAATAGATCAGTTGATCGTTTACCTACATATTTAGTATCTTTACGCAACATCAAACCTTCCCACTTAAATTGAGCTGCGGTTTGAATATGTTCTTCAAGATCTTCAAGATCTTCAACTCGTTGTGGGAAAATCATTGAGATATAATTACCAAATGCATCTTGATTTAGATCGATAAGAGCATCGAGCGCAAGATAACGTTGATTTAATAGATTACGAGAGGTTCCATTTGTAAAATTTTCAATAGTCAAGATATCGAATGCAATTAATCTTGGAAAATCAATTGTATGGTTCTTACGCTTAATCTCTTTGATAATACCTTGAAAATCTTCATCTCCTTTTTTATCAAGAATACAAACTTCACCATCTAATACAATGTTCTTTACACCTGATTTTTTAATCACTTCTGCAATTTTACCAAGAGTTGTAAATTCATTACCAGCTCGTGAAAAGAATCTAGCATCGCTATTATTATCAATAATACAGATGCATCGAACTCCATCCAGTTTACGACTAACATACCAACCATCATCGAAATTGACTTTCTTTGCGGTCTTTTCATTATACGCTTCTGCAAGTGCAACGTCAAAGGTTGGAATCAAACCGGGAATAACGCTATTAATCATAGTAACTGTTGAACGTGTTTTAAGATTACGATCGATTACTGACCAAATAACATCTGCATATTCTTCATTATCTTTTACAAAACGATTTACAGCAGCAATCGCATCATGACCTGTAATTTCACGAAGACTTAATGCATCTAACAAATCAAATAGATTTGTATATTTCGATGTAGTAGCAATTAGATCACTTTTCTTTTTACAGTTAACTGAAGTAACGTAATATTGTTTATAGATTGAGTATGTATATTCTAATGCTTTACAAACTTCAACATCTGTAGAATAATTTTTCAATACAGTAAGTTTATCTGTATTTGAATTTGTGGAGTTTGACTCCTCGATAAATGATTTTAAACGATCTAACATTATTGTTCTTTTAAGTGTTTCATTGTATCCTTCCAATCCGTGACTGAATAGGTTTTATGCGGTTGCTGTAATACTTTAGCAAGGTCATAATCATTTCCACCAGGTGACATCTTATCACCATAGAAGTGGATAATTGATTCTTGTCCAAAATTATTTAAGATCCATGCCTTTGCTTGACTCTTATTTGCTCCAAGCGGATGAATATCGATTGAAATCTGACCACCCACCGAAGCTTCGATTCCAGGAAAACGATCCATGATTTGTTGTGCAAATTGAAGACGTTCACCGGATTTAGAATCCCATTCGTAATAAGCTTCTCGTTGTTCTTGTGTACAATCTCTTCCTACAATTGAGAAATTCAATAGACCAATGCGTTCTTCAATATGATTTGAAGTTTTTATAGTGTATTTCGTTTCTTGAAGAAGTTCTTCTAGAAAAGAAATTAATTCATTACTTGGTTTCCAGTCAATCTTATATGTTTCTACACCACCTTCAAAAATATGATTACTACAAGACTGAAGACATGCATCGGCACTATTCCAAATATTATCTCCAATTTGTTCAATTGTTTTAGCCTTATCACTTCCAGTTACAAATACTATCTTCTTTCCTTCCATCCAATTGATGAAAAATTGCTCGAATTCTGGATCGATTCGAAGACGACTAGGTGTCAGCGTTCCGTCTATATCAAATACGTATACGTCCATTATATGTGCTTTAAAATTTTAGATCTTAGCTTCTGAAGAACTTTAGTTCTATTATTTATCATGTTTAAATCATACTGGTAAATATGACTGTTCTTAAACGCTTTAGGAATAATCAATAGCTTTAATCTCAAGTATACTAAATTAAAGAAGCTTATTTTCTTTTTGTTTATATGAAATACGTGAAAAAAGGTTTTCTTTTGAATGTCTTTATCTTTAGAAATATATTGATCTACTATTACATTATCTAAAAATCCTTCAAACGCCGGCGAAAATCCTCCTAAAGCAGTTGAAGTTAAAATATGAATATGGGTTGCTGTCTTAATTGAATGTATATATGATTTAATAAATGAATTACTAATCATATTACCCTTAGACATAAAATCAAATCCACTCTTATATAAATCTACAGTTTCAGTTTTAATACCTTTCTTTACATATAGCAATCTAATCGTTGGAAATATACTTTTAGTTAAAAGTCCAACTGAATTAGGATCTGCTATAATGAAAAGAGCTTTAGGCATTTACAACGTAATTAGCATCTACGAGTGAAGATTTAATATTATTCATTGCCTGCGTGAAAGAAAGATTACCTTCAAAATATTGATTTGTACTGTCTTGAATATCGAGCATAATCATATTAAGATATCGATTCTCACGTTGTTCCTTTAGACGCTGTGCTGCTTCAATTGCACGCTTTTTATACTTAGCAGAAGTGTTACGATAGTTAATTACTGCACGAGCAGCACATTCCATTCGCTCTTCATGTGTCATTAGCATAACTCGAGATCTACCTTTAAATGAGTATGAATATCCATC